CATCAGTGATTTCCTTTGGCAGGTGTTAATAGGCATGATTTAAGTTTTGATAATGTGCCTAATTCCGTTCCCATGTCAACCTATTTTTTTAGGAAATGTGAAGCTCCTCGCGCTGTCGAGTGCAGGCGACATAGAGACTGCGGAAGGCTTCGGGCCGATTGCGATTCTGCATTATGTCCTCAAGGTCGATAAAGGTTTTGAGGTAGGAAGAACCCTGACTGCGGTGGGAGGTGATAGCGTAGGAATGGCGGATTTCATTAAAGGCTTCCTTGAGCGTCCAGAACTCTTTCCACTTATACCGCTTGCCGGTTTTGGCCTCCGCCGCGAGTTCGTTCAGCCGATTGTTGAGGTGGAAGCGCCCGTCGTCGGTCAGGGTTCGAATCGTGCATTTGCGCTCGTTTTCCCCGAGGCAGAGGAGATTGAAGATTTCAAACTCCTTGAATCTAGGGTGAGAGCCGACTGTGCAGGCGAGGACTGTGGCTTCTTCGTCAGTCCGCATGAAGGTATTATCTTCGAGGTCTTTGAGATGTGCTGTCGCGACGATTTTGTCTCCTTCAAGCCAGTCATTGAGCTTGGCTTCCTGTCGGCCGAAGATAGCTGCGCGGATTAGCTGGTTGTATTTGTCAACGGTGACATTCCTCCAGGCAATGACCTTTGCTTCGCCGGATTTGAAAAGTTCGAGGTTAAGCATGATCTGATCCAGCCACTCAGTTCGGGTTTCCCGGAAGACTGGCGCGCAGGTTTCGATCTTGATACTAGGGAAGGGGTTGTCTACCTGCTTGCGGATTGCGGTGGCAAGGTCCAGCATGGAGTTGCCATACCGCATGACAGTTGTGAGTTCGGAGAAAGGCTCAATCTTCCAAACAGGGGAAGTGATTTCCCCAACTGGTGGCAACTGCGCCGGATCACCCATGAAGAGGAAAGGCACAGACCAGTCATCAAAAGCATCATTCACCGCTTCCATCAGAAAACGATTGACCATCGAAGCCTCATCGCAGACTATGACTTTGTAGGCGGAAAGGTTGACTGGTTCTTCCGGCTTCGAGAGTTCTTTGACTTCCCCGTTGGCCTGGAGAGATAGTCCAAGAAGTGAGTAGATTGTCTTGGAAGGGGAGTTTTCAAGACCAGCTCCGTCAAGGTAGTTTCGGAGGACTTTGACTGCTTTGTTAGTCGGAGCCGTGAAGCAAATTTCTTCAGGCTTGAGAAGGCCGCTTTTGGCCAGGAGAGTAATCGAGTAGCTTTTCCCAGTCCCGGCGTAGCCTCTGAGACAGAAGAACCTCGGGCCATTGAACTTACCTTTCAGTTTAGTTGTTGACGGGAGATTAAGCTGGAGTTCTTCGGATGGGACAGTCTCAAGCGGCCCGGCGGCTTGTGCCGCTACAGCGTATCCATCTTTCAACCACTGCTGCATAGACTCCAGCGCGGCGGCTTGCTCCGGTGTCGGGGTGAGTTCGGCTGGGGCAAGTGTTTCAGTATCAGACATTAAAGTTTCCTTTTCAGGTTTCGAGGCTTCGCGCCTTAAGCATACCAGAAATTAACTCGGAGCATTTCGAACTGTTCCGCGGTTTGGCTATACCCCGCATCGCGCAGGGCTTCGAGGAGAATGTCGTCAGCGCGACTATGCGCGATTTCACGATCCCCGTGCGAGCAGTTATTCAGCAACCGATTAGCGAAGATTTGATCTGACTGGGACTTTGTCATCCTTGATAATCCTTTTTCCGAGGACGTAGGTTTTCAGTGGTTCGAAGGACTTTGTATTGGCACCGGCCAGGTCCTTTGCGAGCGCAAAAGTCTCACACCGGGCGATGACTGTCCGGACGTGGTAGGTCTTTCGCTTTCGGGAAAATCTTTCAACCTTGATAACCGCCCAACAGGTAGCTTTGTAGTCTTCTACAGCCAGCCACCCGCCTTGATGGGAAGGTCTCTGGCCTTCGACGATGAAGAGAGGTCTGGTCATTGTTCCGACCTTTCTTTCAGCCAATTAGCAAAGAGCTTGCTCACCAGCTCAGACATCATCCCGAAGGGAACTTTCTGTTCCAGATCACTCCAGAGTTCGAGCTTCACCCGCGTGAGGATGGATTCAGGGATGTAGAACCGAACCGGGATCGGCTTGTCGAGCTTTTTAACCCTGGGCATTGATATCCTCCTGTTGATAGTCCCAAGCTGGGACGACTGGTTCCGCCGTGCGCACTGTCGCGCCAGTGAAGGAAAAGCCATGCTCTCCGCAGCAATCCGCGCAGACATGGGTGATAGATGTGACAGTCATCGTCTCCCTTGGAAGATCGAACTTCGGGGCAGTGGTTTTCACCCACCGCTTGTTGGAGGGTTTCTTCGGCTGGAGCTGGCGCTCCATGTAGTGGCTGAAAATCCGATGGACGGAACCGCAGCCATCGCATTGCTGCTCCGCAAAGAGGGCTGTGAGAGAGACCGACTTCCAGAGGTCGGCATCGAGAAGAGCCCGGGCTTCTAGGAAGTTGGCGCGGGCGACTGCGCGGGTAGCAGGGTCGAGGCGGGTGTTTAGGCTGGCGCGCCGATCTTTCTCCCGATCGGCTTTGATCTTGTCTTTCTTGATTGTGAGGGCAATCTCTGCTTCGAGAGAGGCGAAGAAGTCATCTGTGGAAAGATCAGTCATTGCATACCCCCGTTTGATAAACAGCTTTCGTGAACTTACTATCGTTGAAATTTGCCTCTCTGGAGAGCCTACTGACAAAGGCATTAAGGATCAAGCCGTTTGTGCGGTTTTCTCTGGGAGAGTTCATGATACTGCGAAGAGCTAAGGCTATTAGCTCATAATCTTTTCTGGTCATTTCAAAAGTCTCCTAATCTGCGCGGAATTGCGCTATTCATTCTATACCACACAATGGGCACAATTTCAACTTCTATTTTATGCCCAAAAGGAAAGCCCCCGGCTGCCTACTGACAACCGGGGGCTCCTTGCCCAACAGCGGATTAGGGGACGCTGTGGGAAGTTACGCTGTCTTGGAAGCCTTCGGCGCCGGGCCGGAGATGCCAAGTTCACCAAGCAGCGAATCGGTATCCACCGTCGACTTCGAGCCTGCAGCCTTGGCCGCTTCCAGCCTCTCGATGATCGGGCGGAGCTTGTCGCTGCGACGGAGAGCGAACTTCTCTGCCTGAGTCTTAGGGGCCAAGAACTCCTTGATCTCTGCGACGGTTTTGCCAGAGGCCTCGACTAGTGCCTGGATAAGGACGGATGTGCCTGCGAACTCGCCAGCCTTGCGAGGGGCAGTCCACTCACCCTTCGACAGACGATCGAGGAGAGCGTCAAAGGCAATCACTGCGTCTTCAATATCGGATTCACCAGCGATGGCATCTCCGAGCTTGGCTTCAATCCCGTGGGCGATGAACTGCGAGAGCAGCGCGGCAGGCGGGGTAAAGGTCCGGGTCTGGCCATTGATGAAGTCAAAAGTCGAGGTGACAGTGCCATCTTCGGCGATAGTTGAGTTCTTCGAGAGCTTCTGGCGCTTGCCGAAGCCGACAACGCGGCCGTCAGTGAGGGTAACAGGTGTCTTTTCAGCTACTTCAGCCATGATAGGTTCCTTTCGTTTGCAGGTGGATGATCCGACTTGCGAGATTGAATGTGCCGGAGATTGGCACGAGAGTCAAGTCTGCAATTCGGGGTTTAGAGTGAGAATTGAATTTAGGAGCTTTGGCTTGGCGGTGATGATAAGCGCAAAGCCGTCGCGCCGCTTGTGAATAGTCGCCCGATAGGTGATCGTCCTCTCACGCTCAATAGCCTCATGATCGGATGATTGCCTAAGGCACCATCGGAATCTTCTCCATTGCTCCGCTAGGCCGAGAAGGTCGGCGCGCGAGCTGGAAACGCGAAGAGTCGCTGGCGGATGCTTATGCGCGTCGTGGAAGGTATAGGGAAACATCCCAGGAGGGAGATAGTGCCAGCCCATTAGTCTTCACTCCGATCATAGAAGGGGTTGGGGGTGGAGCTTGGGGCAGTAAGCTTTTTCAACGACTCCACAGCCGCGAGCTCTTCCTCGTCCATGAGGTCTTCGGCAGTTATGCCGAGAGCCTCAAGCTGGTCAGAGAGTTCGGAGATTGTCTGCCGTTCCCCGAAGGTTATCTGCCAACCTTCGAGATAGCCAGGGTTGATCTTTGGAACAAGCTTTTCGCAAACCTCTGTTAGGATAGGATCGTAGAGCTTCCCAGTGCGATAAGGCCGGATAACCCGATAGAGAGTTCGCTTTAGGGTTTGTGCAGTGGATTTGGTTTTGAGCTTCACGACAAAGTTCTCTGGGTCGGCGTGAGCCTTTTTCCAAATCGCAAGGCAGAGCTTTTGCTCTTGGGTTAGGGCAGTCATTGGCTGTCTCCGGGGGTGAGGGCTTTGATCTCGGTGAAAATATCCAGCGCCGCTACGGCTGCACCAAACTGTCCGGCTGCTAAGGCAAGGCGCTCTGCATCAGTAGCAACCTCCGCTGCTCTCTCCTGCATGGCCCGCTCGCCTGCTATGCGGTGAGAAGCGAAGGCTTCGGCCAACTCGCTTTCGCCAGGATAGTTTGGGTCTGTTCGATACCAAGCCGCCGCAGCCTCTCTGTCAGCATCTGTCACGGTGGTCATGTTCAATCCAGTCCAGTTTCGAGTTGCGCCTTGCTGACAAGGTTCGCCATTTCGCGGAAGGTGTCGGCCAGTTCTTTCCGGCGCTCCTTCGACTTGGGAAGCCAGAACGTCACAGCGCTACGATCATCATCTTCGGGCGGGTGGTGCAGTTTGTCGCTGCTGTGCAGGATCAACTGGACAGCGCTGTAAACCAAACCAGTATTACTCAGCTTCTCGACCAAATGGCATTCGCTGGTCAGTTCTTGGCTGTAGACATTAATTCTCATGTTCAAAGCTCCTTACTTGCGGCGATTGCTGCGGCTAGGGCGTGTGTTGGTTCACACCACGGACAGGGGCCTCCTGCCCCACCGTAACAACGATCATGCGCATTGACGCAGACCAGTCTGATAAAGCGTCCTTTATAGTCGCGCGGAGGTAGCTCGGCTTTTGTCACGGTCATCATCAAAGTCCTTTCGATTGCGCGATTGCTGCGGCTAGGGCGAGTGCGGGGGTGGCTGCCCACGAGGTTGCGCTTTTGCCCGGTGCAGTGAAGTTGACCGGGTAAAACGTCACCACACCACGTCCGTCAGTTGTGCGCCGAATATCTAATCCTTTGTCTGTCAGCATCATCGCCGCAGCCAGCAGGCTTTCGGAGGTGTCAATGGACAGGAGACATTCATAGTCAGCCCACCAGCGGCCATCTAAAATCCGCCCGCTGTTCCGAATTACAATGCACAACTCGTTCAATAGCCCCGCCGTCTCCTCAGCCTTTGCGCTGGCGATGCGGGTGGATAGCGGGATCATTGCTGTAGCTCCCATGACAGGCGAAGGGGCCAGTAGATCGGCCAGAAAACGGTTGCCAACGCAGCCTCAAAGTAGGGGCGGCACGGCTCATCATAGTATGTCACGGACCAGTCTGGATTGGTTCTCCGCATCGTGCAGATGCGCGGCGGGGCCATGTAATTCCCAAACGTGAACACAGCCACAGCCAGATAGACCGCCAGCCACAGGCGTGGGGATTTGAGGGTCATGGCTTCTCTCCTTCGCCCTGAACCTGCACAGCGAGCTTCGCTACTTCGCGCTGGACGTAGGCGACATCACGATAGACATCCTGACTGCCTGCTATTGAGCGCCCAGTTTCAGCTTCCCAAGCCATGCCTGAACGATCCCATATGTGCGCGCAGTCAAAACCGAGCCACCACACATCGTCAGGCTCGCCGGGCGCGGGAATGTGGCAAACGTGTTGACCTGGATCATCGCTATGATAGCAGGCGGAGGCAAAAGTCAGCCCGCCGTGAACATCGGGGCAAGGCTCGCAATTGTCGTAGTCCTGACCGTGCCACTTGTGCCCTTCGGGAACGCCGACATAGCCGCAGAGCGCGCCGCTCGGCCCCCGAACAATAAGACAAGGCAGACCAGTAGCTTCGTCCTGCCATTGCATCTTGTCAGGTTCATTATCCCAAGGCCCGCGTGGCCATGCAGACTTGTCAATCGTGCGATATTCAAGGGTTTCCATCATTCTTCTCCTTCGCTCTGTGCGATTAGCTTTTCGACGGCATCTTTGAGCCGCCAAGCAGGGTCTTCGCCGTAGCCTTGGGACTGGTGTTGCACTGACAACCGCGCAATCTGCGCAATGGTGTCGTAGGCATGGGCGCGAGGTTCGAGGTCTGCGACTTGCCTGCGTAGCCGTATAATTTCATCGTGTCCGACACGCAGAAGTTGTATTATCTCAGGTCGTTCCATCATTCTTCTCCTTCGCGCTGGGCGGGTTGATGCTGGCCGGTGGCGTCGATGCCAAGTATTTTGGCCAAGTCCTCCCGGAAGCTGTTCGCGGCATCCTTTACGATGTGGTCAATCTCGCAGTCTTCGGCTTCCCGGTAGCTGCGAAACCGCTTGCTGCACTTCCCGCAAATCCATGACGTAGTTGATCTGACCATCATCCCCACCTGTGTTCAGTGATACGGATAGGACCGTCGCCGCCAAAGTGGGCAGAGACATAATCCTCTGCATCAGTCCTTCGACAAAAACGCAGGGCTTCCAGACTGGCCTTGGTCCAGCAAGCCTCATAGGCCGCTTCGCCGGGGCGCAGTGTCAGCCACTTCGGCTCGTCTTGATGCTCGATCAGCCAGCCCGTTTCGCCCACAGCCGCCTGTTCTTCCGCCACTCCCCGCGCATGGGCTGCGGCGATCTCGCGGGTGAGGATGGGGATGCACCTTTCGGCCATTTCTTCCCAGCCAACTAGCGGATCGTGGTCTGGTAATTTCAAACCTGAAATAGCTACCGCCAGTTCCTCCACCAACTCCTCGCCAGTGGGCCGGGAGTTGAGCGGTGGCCCCATACCCATGAGCCACTTCCAGTAGTTGCTTTTCACACGGTCAGCCTCACGGTGATCAATGTCCCCGCCGGGTGAAAATCTCACAAGAGGCGCGGTGTCCATTGCTGCGTTGTCGCAGCATGGTCCACAGGGCGATTGTGTTGACCATGTGCCGTCTGGCCAATTGATCCACCTCGCTCCGCAGTTTACGCAATAGTGTGTTAGTGTTGCCTCGCCAGTGCCCGATGCAGAGGGTGCGCCAGCCCCGGATGCTTCCAGAACCTCCCCCGCATCGGACCTCTGAATATCGCTCGCCTCGCCAGTGGACGCGGTGGGCTGGGGGACGGGCTGGCGGGCTTCCAGCGCCTCGATCCTGTCAGCAGCTTCTAGCCGCATGACGACTTGACTATGGCCGTGCGGATTGCGCAGGCGGTGAACTAGATCATCCATCTTTCTTCTCCATCTTGGCGAGGGCTGCGCGGGCGCGATCTAGGCTTGCTGTATAATCGACCACCATCTGATCGAACATGCGATCAGATGGCGCAGCCTTTTTCGCGGCTTTTCCACCCTTCTCTAGCAGCGAAATTGAGGCGGCTAGACTGGCTGCGGTATCCAGCAACGCAGCCTTCGCCTCGGCAAGCTGCCGTTGCAGGGCTTCGATGGTGTCGGCGGCTTCATCCCGCTCGCGCAATGCTGCGATGATCTCCGGAACGGCGTTGCGGAGGGCGACTGACAGTTGAATGTTGGCCGTCGCCTCCTTCCATGAAATGCGCCGCTCACCCGCAGACGCCTCTTTCCAGTTATGGAAGGCGCAAAGCACCCACGTCCCAAAGCCGCCTGAACGGTGAGGGATCACAGCAAGCGTTTCATGCCCGCCGTCCTGCGTCGGGTCTTCCTCGGTTTCCCAAGGCCCCGGCGTCGCAGCATCGCTAAGCTGCTGGAGTTGGTCGTGGGTCATGCTTGTAGCTCCTTCTTCTCTTGCCGGGCCTTTCGCAGTTCCCAGAACCTCCTATCCTCTCTGGACATTGGTTCGAGTCTCGAAGGAAGGAGCTTGCTTTGTGTTGCTGAGTGAATACGGAAAGCAGTCATTGGGAAGGTTCCAGTTCTTTTGTTGCTATCTCGTGCATCGTGCGACAATGCGGGGGGAGAGTCAATTAAAGATTTCCGGCAAAGAAAAGCCCGGTGGCTTTGCAGTCACCGGGCGGAAGGTTAGGCTTTTTGAAAGGTCAGACTTCGAGGATTTCAGCCTTGATGTCCTGCGGAGAGAGCTGACCGGCGATGTAGGCTTCGGCGTCTTCTGCAGTAGGATAGCAGCCAAGGCTTGAGTCATTGAGCATGACATGGAAGCCAGGATCAAGAGCCGGGCCGGATTCGACTGGGGTTTCTTTAGTAGTTGCCATTGGGAATTGTCCTTTGCAAAGGTGGCGAGAATGCCGGGAGGGAGACTGGTGCGCCGATCGGGGATTGTCAAGGGCGAAGCTCCAGCTGGAAGAAAAGCCTTGACTTTGAATGAAAAGCCGCTATCCGCGCGCGGGTGTGCGCTGGCGCGCAGTTGTTAGTAGCCTTTTGCCCCACAAAAGGCCGAAACCAGTCATAATTTAGCTTTTGAAATTATGCCTATGCCTGCCAATCCTTGTTTTTTCTGATAGACCGATGAAGGCTTTCCAGTGATGATACTCTCTCGTGGCTTTGGGGCTGCGGATTGGAGGCACGTTCCCGGATTTGGGGAGAGCCCGGAAGGAATAGAGCGGAGCCAAAGGCAAGGGGCGCGCCAGCGCTTCGCGTTGGAGGATTAGGAAAGAAATAATCTGCTAAAATTGGTAACTTAGAAGAAAAGTGAGATTATCGCTTGACAAGGTTAAGGGGAAAGAGGATATGCCGGAAATCGGAACGGCAATCCCGCTGCGCCGATAGATTAGGAAAGACCAATATCATGGCACGCAAAAACGCTCTTATCTCCGTGGAAACAACCGAAGCCGGGGAAATGCTCTTCACGGTCGAAGGCGCGGGAAGCTTTACTTTCGCCGCAATGTCCGCGCCGGAAGAGACCCGGCAACAGGCAATGTTGCATGGTTTCCGGCAGAAAATCTCCGATGGCGCGGCATTTCCAAAGGAAGTAAATGCAACAGCGGAAGACAAGCTGAAAGCAATGCAGGCAATCGCCGAGCGCCTATCCGCTGGAGGGTGGAAGGCCAAGCGCGGTGATGGCGTGACTGTCCAAACCGGGATTGTTCTCCGCGCATGGCTTGAATATGTCGAAACCAAGGCCAAAGCCGCGAAGGCACCTTTCGATCGCGAAGCAGCTACCAAACTGTTTACCGATACCGGCTGGGCCACTATCCGCAAAATCTCTGAAGTCGGGGAGATTATCGAGCGGATCAAGGCGGAGAGCGGCACGGCTAGCAATGTTGACGCCAATGCCTTGCTTGCATCGCTTGGCTTGTAAGTAACCCTAGCGCGCCGATTGTCTCGAAAGGATGATCGGCGCGCTTTCTTTCGGAGTGAGTCTAATGTTCATGCTTTGCGTTATTCGGCAATCAACCTGCATTGCCACTTATGGGCCTTTCAAAGATCGAGCTATTGCAAGAGAATTTCTGCGCACTTATCTTGACCATGAAAGCAATGTCTCGATCGCTCCCCATTATGGCACTTTTGAACTGCCTTGTTGGGAGCTTCCACAATGATAACTCGCCGTGACCTTCTCGACTTCGTATCCGGCCTTGCCATCATTGCGTTCATTTGCCTTTGCCAATGGGGATTGCCACCGGGCTAGCTTTTCCCTGCCCTATCATCCCCTGGAATAAAATCTGCCTGTCATTGCATTATCGCTTGACAGGCAGATTTTTATCGGGCTAAGGATTGGACATCGAAACGATTAGGAGGCTTTCCCATGAACATTCTTATTAACCCTTCGGAAATGGCAGACCGTTTGATTGCTCAATGCCATGTGAAGAGCCCTTCAAGCTATTGGACATATTTCGGCATGTGGTGCCGGGAATACCCCAATATGCCGGAAATTTATATCCAAGCCATTGCATCGGAAATTATGCAAAAGGCACAATCTACCCTTGACTAGAGTTTTCCTGCTCTACCTCTCCCCCTCTCCAAACTTTGCCCGCTTGGCCTAACCTCCAAGCGGGCTTTTCTTTGCCTATCGCTTAGGCCTAATTTCCGGCTCTAAGCCCCTCTAAGCCCCTTCGCCGCGCCGTCGGCCCTTGGATAGCCAAACTCTTCCCTTCGCGCCCCGCGCCCCGTTCCACGGCGTTCCACGGCATAGCCTCTTCGCCTTACCGTCTCAAAGCCCCCCGCGCGCCACCTCTCCCCGGCTTTCGCCCCCAAACTCTGCCCGATCCCCCTACCCTACCCGCGAAGCCCAGCCCCCTCCCCCAAAGCTATGTCCCGCGCATGACTTGCGCGGGAGCCGCGAGTGACAAGTGCCACTACGGGGATGGCCCTTAACCGTGCCTAAATCCCTAACTCAACTGACAAGAAAAAAAATTATGAAGTCCTGCGTGATGCCACGATGTTCCGCGAAGCGCTATCTGCACGCGATGCACGATGCGATGCACGATGCGCTGCACGTGAGGAAGCTGGCCGCACGTGAACGCGAAACTAGGCTCGCGAATGCGCTTTAGAGCCGTCCCCGCATTATCCCTTGCCACCTCCGCTCCCCTCCCCCGTCAATCCCGCGACACAGCTTTGGGCCTACCCAGCCCCTCTCCCGCGCCTAAGCTTCGGCTGCTCTACAAGCTGCAAGCGCCTATCCTCCACCGCTTGCTTCTCGGCGCGCGGGCAAAGCTTGCCCGATTGCGATAACTGCCCTTCCCCCCATACTCACAACCTTACCCAAAAGCATTCTTTTATTCCATGACTGAGCAACAATCTTACGCCTACTGGGGGTGGGTCAACCCGCTGGCGGGGGTGGGCAGCGGGCATGTTTAGGCCCTCACCACTCCCTGTGCCTGTCCCCAGACCAATCAAGGGCTAGAATTAACCTTCCTGTGGAAGATATTCAGCAAAACCGGGCACAAAATAGAAAGTGAAATTATGCCTGGTTTGAGGAAAGCTGGGGGAAAATTCCTCTTGACAATAGGCGCGCGGGCGGGGGAGAACGATCCAGCACCTTTGCCGAGGGATTTGACGATGGATTACGAGAAACTGGCGGAATTTGTGATGATTCCTGATGGGGAGATTCCCCAAACCCCGCGCGTGGGAAGAATGCCGCCGGAAAGGGGAGAGTATTATCGCCTGGATCATCCGAGGTATCAGGGGATTGCAGAGGCAAAGGGGTATGACCAGGAGACAAAGCGGCTTGTTAGAACACACTATACCCACGATGCGATGATTGATGTGATAATTGCTGAACCGGCAATTACACAGAGAGAACTGGCTGCAAAGTTTGAAAGGTCGGAGAACTGGATTTCCAGGATTATGGGATCAGATGCCTTTCAGGGGGCATTGGCCAAGCGGCGCGAGGAGCTCACTGACCCTTTTCTAGTAGCCACGATTGAAGAGCGGTTTCGTGGCCTGGCAATGCAATCGCTCGATGTGATCGCGGAGAACCTCGAAAAGACCCGCAGCGCCGATGTTGCAATGAAGGCTCTGGACATTTCCTCCAAAGCCCTTGGTTTTGGCGCACGCGCCTCGGGTCCCCAGTCCAACCAACAAGTCAACTTTGTCGTCCATCTGCCCTCCAAAGCCGAAAACGCCGCTGCTTGGGCGGCCGAACACACTCCTGTAATTGAGGGCTGACCATGGCCGGGACTTTCACACCAGAATTAACCTTTGGCCCTTGGCAATCTGGGATGATGGTTGATGGCGCGCAGAATTACAGGACAATCCAAGCGGGGAGCGGCGGCGCACCTTCCACCATCACCGTTCTGTCAAGCGGCGGCTCAAGCTATTCGCCCACGCTATCTGTGAAATCATCGGGCGGTTCGAGCTACACCGTTACCAATGCCGTCCTGTCAAGTGGCGGGTCAAGCTACACCGTTATCTAGGAGACTGAAATGGCAACCCGTGAGATTATCGCACTCAACACGACTACCCCGCAGTTGCTGGCACCGCAGACGGGTGACACCTATGCCGCGCCGCGCACAGTAACAATCACGCCCGAGACGAACACCAGCGCGCTGGTGCTAACGGGCGGGGCGGTGACAGCAAGCAACCCGCTTATTAATGCCACGCAGACATTCAACAACGGAGCGGCTGCCTTCACTGGGTTAAAAGTAAACATAACCAACACAGCCAGCGCCTCTTATAAACTGTTCGATTTTCAAGTTGGTGGCGTCAGTAAGTTCGCCATGAACGAGAATAACGATTTAGTTAACATGAATAATGTTATTGCAGGTGGCTATGTATCAGGGACTAATGCTATATGGGCAAAGGACGATGGTGCGCGTTTTTTGCTAGGCACTTCCGGTGATGTTGTGTGGCACAGGATTGCGGCAGGAATAACAAAACTGTCTGATGGCTCAACCGGGGCGGGTGTTATTAGGCTTCAAGCTGTGACTGTCGCCAACCTTCCCTCAGCCGCAACCGCAGGCAATGGCGCGCGGGCGCATGTCACTGACGCCTCCGGCCCGACATTCGGCGCAACCGTATCCGGCGGCGGGTCAACCAGTTGCCCTGTCTACTCCGATGGCACTAACTGGAAGGTCGGCTAATGACAATAACCTACACTTGGAAGATCACAAACCTCGACGCGAAAGCAGATGGGAAAACGGTGATAGGCGCTGGCTGGACTTACACCGGGGCTGATGGTGACTTTTTCAGCTCTGTGCCGGACTACACCGCTATCCCACAGGCACCGCTTGACGGACTGACCGAGGACGCCGCTGTGCAGGCCGTGAAAACTGCCCTTGGCGATAAAATCGCGGCGTTTGAAAGCGATATTACCAAGGCGATAGCCGGGCAGAAAACTCCGGTTGCCGCAGACGTTTCGCTGCCTTGGGAGTCTCTGCCATGAGGGGGTGGCTTTTCGCTCTGGCTTTAGCCGCGTCTCCCGTGCAAGCTGGCGTCTACGGCCCTGTCCTGCCAGAAGTCCCGAAGAGCCTTCCGAGTGAATTTGAGGTCGGGCCGGACGAAAGTGTGAACGAAGCAGCGGCTCGCTATGAAAACTACACCAGACAAGCGCACAAATGGCGTGGGCTGCTGGTCGGAACGCTTGCGGCGGATGTTGCGACAACCTGCGCCATCCTCTCGCGCGGCGGGCATGAGGCCAATCCGATTTATGGGCGCAATGCAAGCTGCGGCAAGATCGCCGGTATTAATGCCGGAATTGGCCTGGTGTCCTGGGTTCTCCTCTCCAGACTCGCGCGCCGCAATCCCGAAAAAGCTCGCGATGCTGCTAAACTCACAACCATCATCCGCGGGCTGGTAGTCGGCTGGAACCTAGGCCAGCTCACTAAATGACCGAGGCCAACATCATCTGGGCCCCTCAAGAAGGTCCGCAGACTGCCCTCCTCGCCTGCCCGGTGTTTGAGGTCTTCTACGGAGGTGCGCGCGGTGGCGGGAAAACTGAATCATCCATCGGAGATTGGCTCCAGCACTCATCGCTCTATGGTGAAGACGCTATTGGGATTTTTGTTCGGAGAAAGTTCAAACAGCTGGCGGAGGTCATTGCCCGGACTAAGCAACTCTTCCCCAAGCTCGGAGGAAAATACAACGAACAGCGAGCCGAGTGGAGAATGGCCAACGGCGCGCGACTGAAATTCGTCTACCTCGAAAGGGACTCCGATGCTGAGGAATACCAAGGGCATAACTATACCAGAGTGTATGTTGAGGAAGTTACCAATTTTCCCACTTCTGGTCCCATCGACAAACTCCGAGCTACTTTACGATCCGGCGCAGGGGTGCCTGTCGGGATGCGGCTTACCGGAAACCCAGGAGGCCCAGGACATAACTGGGTCAAGGCGAGGTATATTGACCCTGAGCCTAAGGGGTATAAGCTTATCAAAGAAAGCTGTGATGTAGAGATTGACGGGGTAATCCAGCATGTTGAGCTCGAACGAACATTTATCCCAAGTAAGCTGGGAGATAACATGCTCCTTCTTCGGAACGATCCTACTTATGTTCTGCGTCTTCGCCAGTCTGGTTCCGAGGCTCTTGTTAAAGCCTGGTTGGAAGGAAACTGGGATATAGTCGATGGGGCATTTTTCAGCGAGTTGAACGAGCAGCTCCACGGTCGGCCCGATGGGATTATCAAAGAAGCCCCTCCGCAGACTGTGAGATTCCGGTCCTTTGACTGGGGATCGGCGCGACCTTTCAGCGTTGGTTGGTGGGCGATCGCAGATGGCACCTGGCCGAGAAATGATCCTTTGCCCTTTGGGGCACTTTTCCGGTATAGAGAATGGTATGGCGCGGCAGGCCCAAACAAAGGCCTTTATATGACTGCGGATAACGTTGCCCGCCAGATTCTCGAAATGGAAGAGGGTGAGAGGATTCGCTATGCGGTGGCCGATCCAGCAATCTTCATCCGAAACGGGGGTCCGAGTATTGCAGAGAGCATGGCGAAGTGTCGCTGGCGGCGCGCCGACAACAAGCGTCAGCCGGGATGGGAACAAATGCACCAGCGGCTTCAAGGTCAAGACGGAATCCCAATGCTTTACATTGCTGAAGGCTGCGAGGACACTTGGCGGACAATTCCAGTCCTCCAATACGATGAAAACAATGCCGAAGACCTAGACACTGACGGCGAAGACCACATCGCAGACGAAATGCGCTATGGCTGCATGTCCCGCCCTTGGGTGCCGAAGATTACCCTCCAGCAAACTGGCCCAGTCCTCCCGCGCCTGCCGAGTCAGATGACCTTTGAACAGCTAGTCCAGAGAAGCACAAAATTGCGCAAGCAGAAGGAACTCGAAAGTGCCTGGTGAACAGACAATAACCGCGCAGGAAGCTCAGCTCGAACCAGCCAAGCAAGAAGCCCTTGCGAAGAAGTGGCTTGGGGAGATTGACGACGCGCTGAAGCGGGAAAAGAAGTTCCGCGAGACTGCGCAGAAGTGTGTGGATTTGTATGAGGCGAAAGAGCCAGAGCAGACTCCCTTTGCGATCTTGTATAGCAATACTGAGGTCCTCGCGCCGTCTGTCTACAACACCGATCCGATCCCGATTGTGAGCAGAAGGTTCAAAGACCCTGATCCTCTCGGAAAGGCGGTTAGTGAAGTCAGCACTCGGACACTGAAGTATCTAATTGAGGCCAAGAGCCAGGATTATGACTCCTTCGGGGAGAACATGCAGGCAGCAGTGCTGGATGCACTGGTGACAAACCGCGGACTGACAAGGTTCAAGTATGTCCCTCATGAACTGGGGGAGTGTGTCTATGGAGAAGCAGTTCGTTGGGATAAATTCCTCCATGGATATGCGAGGACTTGGAAGAAAGTTCCCTGGATTTGCTTTGAATGGGATATGTCAGAGCAGGAGTTGAGGAAGAACTTCCCCGATGTGCCACTGGATATGAATAGGCTGTCGAGTGGGACGATTTCCGATGAAGAAGCCGAAAAGGCAGAGAGTAAGGAGCAGTTGACTGGAGTGAAACTGTTCAAGGTTTACGAGGTCTGGAATAAGAACGACCATAAGGTCATGTTCTTTAGCAAAGTCGCGCCGAAGAACGTGCTGAGGATTGTGGATGACCCACTGGGGCTGAGTGGGTTCTTTCCAATTCCGAAGCCACTGAACTTTATGCGGAAGATCACGACTTTGGTGCCGACGCCTCTTTATGTGCAGTATCAGCAGCAAGCGGCAGAATTGAATGACATCACCCGTAGGCTGAAAGCGATCATCAAAGCGATTAAGTATCGCGGGGCTTACAACGGCGCGATCGAAGGGATTGACAAGCTGCTCTCCGCCGACGACCAAGATATGATTCCTCTGGAGAACCTCCAGTCCATGCCCGATGGGATGGGGATTGATCGAATGCTCTGGGTGGTTCCGGTGCAGGAGTTGGCGGCTACTGCACAAAGTCTGTATCAGCAGCGCGAGCAAGTCAAAGCGGTGATTTATGAGATTACTGGCATCTCCGACATCATTCGCGGAAGCAGTGCTGCGAGCGAAACCGCCACCGCGCAGAATATCAAAGCTCAGTGGGGAACATTGAGGCTGAAGAAAATGCAGCGGGAGGTTCAGAGGTATTGCAGGGATGGGTTGGAGATAGCTTTGGAAATCGCCGCTGGGAAGTTCGAGGTGCAGACACTGGTGCAGATGACCGGCGCGCCGTTCTTGACAGCAGAACAGAAGCAGGGGATTCAGGCCAAGACTCAGCAAATGCAGATGATGGCTCAGCAAGCTGCACAGCAGGCTCAGATGACTGGGCAACCAGCTCCTCCACCACCGCCTCCGATTCCGCCGGAGTTGCAGAATATGCTGGCCGCTCCGAGTTGGGAGGATATTGACTCTTTGCTGAAGCGGCAACTAACCCTGCATTACAAGGTGGATATTGAAACAAACAGCACGATCGACGCCGAAGCGAGCCAGGACAAGCAGGACATTTCGGAGTTGCTGAATGCTCTGAGTCAATTCTTGAATGGCCTCGCACCGCTGGTAGAGAAGGGAATGATGCCCTTTGCAGTGGCGAAAGATATGCTTCTGGTAATCGCGCGGAGGTATAACTTCGGAAGTCAGCTGGAGGATAGTTTGAACTCTATGACTCAGCCTCCGGCACCGGGGCCTGATCCCGCGGATGAAGCAAAGGCGGAGGCTGACAAGGCCACGCACACAGCGACAGTGCAGAAGATGCAAATGCAGATGCAGCTGGACAAGGCAAGCTTTGAACAGGATAAGGAGTTGCTGCTGCTCGAAGCCCAAGTAAAGAAAGCTGAGCTTGGTATGCAGCTCCAAGCGATTAATGCAAAGACTCAGCAAGCGGCTGCGCAGCATAACTTGAAACTGGAGAGTTTAGCCGCGAAGGCGATGGTTGACGGGCGGAAGCACGAGAATAGCCTGGAAGCTGAGCAGATGAAAAAGGAGACGGCTGATGCTTAAATCCAGTGGCCGAAGGGCGCCGCGCCGCTTGTTCCTGCTCCACGGAGATTCTTATGCCTCTGTATGATATTAGATGCGAAGCCGGTCATCAGTTTGAAAGGGTAATCCCCCTTGCGGATTTCGATGCTGAGATAGTTTGCACTTGCGGCGCGCGAGCGTTTAGGCTCATTTCTACTCCCATGTTCACGGTTGACCACACAGGCTATTCTTGCCCCGTTACCGGCAAGTGGATTGGCTCTAAAGCCCAACACCGGGAGAACCTTGCTCGGACAGGAAGCCGGGTGCTGGAGACAGGGGAGAAAGAGCTGAATGAAAAGCGGCGCGCCGAGGTCGATGCGCAGTTGGAAAAGTCCATCGAAGACACTGTTGAAAAGACAATCGACTCCTGGGACTCCGCGAAGAAGGAAACACTGCATAATGAGCTTGTAAACGGCAAGCTTGATCTAGCTGTAGAAAGAGGTTAAACCACCATGCCAAAAGACATTAAAGATCCCGAATCCTCTGAGGACTTCGATACCGCAGCCGCATTGGAAGATATCTCCGCCGACCTTTTTCGGCAGGTGGGGGAAGGCGAAGATTCCGATAAGGGCACGGAGGAGAATCCCCAGAGCGAGCCGGAGGGGTCCAAGCCTGCGAAAGAAGCTGACGAGGGGCCCTCTCCCCCCGCTGAAGCCTCTCCTGACGCGGCTGCTCCTCCGGCTGTAGATAACTCCGCTGAGGTGCAGGCAGTCGGCGCGCCAGAGACCTGGACAAAGGAAGCCCTTGCAGAGTGGGCAGCTATCCCTCCCCGTGCGCAGCAGGAAATCCTCAAGCGCGAACAGGATATGTTCAGAGGTCTGGAGGAATACAAATCCGGCTATGAAACCGCCAAGCGGTATGATTCAGCAGTCGAACCCTATCGCCCGATCCTCGCGGCAGAGAACATCGACCCGGTGGTGTTGTTTCAGAACTTTGCTGGCAACCACTACCTTATGTCCTACGGCCAGCCACAGCAAAAGGCCCAGATCGCCGCAAATCTCATTCGGTCTTATGGGATTGATGTCAGGATGTTAGCTGATGTGCTTCAAGCAGGCCCGGCGCTTCCTGCAGCTGTCTCCCCCGAAGTTGCTGAGCTCCGCCAGCAACTCGCCCAAGTTCAAGGTCGTTTGGCCCAGCAAGACCAATCCGCCGAACAGTCCCGAATAGCTCAAGTCTCCTCTGAAGTCCAGGCCTTCGCCTCCGATCCTGCCCATCCTTATTTCGATGAAGTCAGCGACGACATTGCTACCTTCATCAAAGCTGGAGATACTCTCCAAACTGCTTACGACAAGGCAGTCTACGCCAATCCGGTAACTCGCCAGAAGGAAATAGATCGGCTGACAGCTGAAGCTATCTCTGGTGTTAGTGTCGGGCAGCAAGCGCGCGCAGATAAGGTCCGAAAGTCCACGGCAGCCGATGTGTCAGTCGCAGCCCAATCCAGGAATGGAGCGATTCCTATTGGGTCAATGGATGACACTCTGAACGAAACCCTCGCGGCGATTGAAGCCCGCAGTTAAGGATTTTTCCCATGGCAAGCCCTAATTCAACTTTTACTGAACTGGTCTCCACGACCTGGAGGAATCACTCCAAGGATGTGGCAGACAACATCACCCGGAACAATGCTCTCTATGCTCGACTGATGCAGAAGGGCATGACGCGGACGGAGGATGGCGGTCTAACCATTGCCCAGCCTCTGGACTACAACTCGAACGGGACTTATCAGCGCTATTCCGGCTATGATATTCTCAATATTCAGCAGTCGGATGTTATCACGGCGGCGGAATATCAGTGGCGTCAGATTGCGCTGAACGTCGTTGCAAATGGTCTGGAACTCCGCAGCAATAGCGGTTCGAGCCAGATCATCAAGCTCGCAAAAGCCCGCATCAAGAACGCCATGCGGACGTTCAAGAACAACTTCAGCTATGACCTTTACTCTGACGGCACTCTGCCGAATCAGATCAACGGGCTCCAGGCTTTGGTTGCGGACGCCGGCACTGGCACAGTCGGTGGCATCGACTCTTCGACTTGGACCTTCTGGCAGAATGCGGTTCAGTCCGCGGCTGCTCCGATCCAGGGTGGTGGTGCGGTGACTGTCAGCGCGACGACGATGGAAACCGGGATCATGCTTCCGCTGTGGCTGAACCAGGTTCGTGGCGATGACAAGCCGGATTTGATCCTCGCGTCGAATGACTGGTTCACCTTCTACGAAGCTAGCCAGGTCAGCATCAAGCGTTATACTTCACAGGAAGATGTTTCAGGCGGTTTCACCTCTCTGAAATACAAGAACGCGGATGTGATCTTCGATGGCGGTTCGGGTATCCCAGCAGCCCATATGTATTTCCTCAACTCGGATTATTTCGAGATGGTTGTGCATAAGGATGCGAACCTGAGTGTGCAGGATCAGATGCAGCCTTACAATCAGGACGCGGTTGTGATTCCTGTTCTCTGGATGGGTAATCTGGTTTGCACCAATCGCAGGCTGCAGGGTGTGGCTAAGGCTTAATTGGGCATGATTTAGGCAACTAAATTCGCCCTAATTTGAAGGAATGAAAAATGGCTTACGCAGTTCTTAAGGGTCCTCTGGGAAACCAGACCATTAACTATGGGCAGCTGCCCGATACTACCTCACGGCAGGTTCCCGGAATGATTGTTGACGCGGTTGACAATTTCTGGGGTGGCGGTGAGTTTATTTACTGCAAGTCTGGCGGCAGTATTCGGCAGTTTGGTCTAGTGACTATTCTGCAGACTATTGTTTCCGGGCAGGTAGTTTACACGGCAACAGAAGTTACGAATACCGCGAACCTTGGCAGGATGGTTGGGGTTGCCACAACCAGCTCGACTGTTGGTCAGTTTCAGTGGGTGCAGATTTCAGGCACGGTTCCGGCAAACTGCCAGGCGGCGGTTGCGGCGGATACTGCTTGGGGCATTGCGGCTGCCGGTCAGGGCGGTGCTAATAGCGCCGGCAAGCAGATTCTGAACTCTCGTTCGGTTATTGCTTCCTCGACCACCTCGGCAAAGACTAACTGCACGGCAAACAGTGGATCTTTGATCCTCAATGTGCCGAACAGTGATGGCTGGTTTGTTGGTGCTTACCTTTCCGGGACAGGTATTGCGGCCGCTACTACAGTTGTTTCAATTGACCCTAGCGGGACAGTTGTTACTCTGTCGGCCGCTACGACGGCTGCCGTGAATGGGACTGTCACAGCGACTTACAATAACGCGACGATTTTCTACAACGTCGTGCATTTGAACAGGTCGTTTGCTCAGGGGGCCATTACCTAACCTCTAAACAGAACCCGGCGGGGGGTCCTCCCTGTAACCTCGCCGGGTTCACACTTGCTGAAAGGAATTAAAAATGTCAGAACCTCGCCCGCCGTATGTCCGGTTTGAATATCGTCAGATCGAAGATCGTGATGCGACGATTCAAGCAGGGCACTATGTTGCCAAGGATGTTATCTTTGCTCTGGTCACGCCGACTGGGAGCAAGGACTTGCTGGAAAAGCCCGCCGAGGAGTGGATCAAGGGGCTGGAAGAGGGCGTGAACCAAGAGAGGATTCCAAGCATCTGGCTCGATGCTTACAAAAAGGCTTTGCAGATTTGGGAAGAGAACCAGACCGATCCGGAGTTTGGGACGCCGATTAGAAACTGGCCGGCTCTTACGCCTTCGCAGTTGAAGATGCTGACGGATTGCAACCTTCGATCGGTTGAAGATGTCGCGGAAATGAACGAAGAAGCAGTCCTCCGCATGGGCATGGGTGGTCGGGCGCTGAAGGAAAAGGCCAGAGCTTGGCTCGACGCTTCAAAGGATGTTGGGAAAACTTCGGAAGAGCTGGACTCTCTTCGGAAGAGCAATGCGACGCTAGCGGAGCAAAACACGAAGATGATGGCAGATATGAAAGCCATGCAGGCTAAGATCGACGCTCTCAGCAAAGACAAGGGATAACCTTCATGACGGCACTTTCACTGATTCAAAAGCATTGCCAATTGAATGCCCTGACTGTGCCGACAAGCGTGATTGGCAGCGCGGACACGACAATTGTGCAGTTGCTTGCGGTGCTACAAGAGCAGTTGGACGAATTGGCCACGCAATCGCAGTATAACACCACGACGATCGAGGCGACTTTTACTGCGATTGCGGCGGAGGATCAGGGGAGTATTTTCACCCTTGCGCCGAGTGGGTATCAGTGGATGATTACTGAGACCTTTTTCGACCGGACGCTGAAGAGGCCGTTGTATGGGCCGCTAAATGCGACAGAATGGCAGGAGATTAAAGCTCTCCCGAATCCTGGACCTTTTTACAAGTTCAGGTTCCGAGGGGATCATATTTTGCTAAACCCCGCGCCGACGACTCCGTTGAGTTCCATGGCTTTTGAGTATGTCAGTTCCTGGTTAACGATTGATGGGAGCAGTGGGGCAAGGAAGGCGGCGATCACCCTTGATACTGACACCTTTGTCTTTCCAGATAATATCCTCCTCAAGGCGCTGAGTTATCGCTGGAAGCAGTTGAAAGGTCTTCCGTATCAGGCGGACGAGACGACTTTCTGGGATTTGCTGAATAACTACGTCGCGCGGGATAAGGCGAAGAGGCGGATCAATGTGTCGCATCCAGTTCCAATGGACATTAAACCGGGTGTGTTTGTTCCTTCTGGGAATTGGAACGTCTAATGCGCGGCGGGAATGTTCTTGCGAAAAGGGCTGGCGCGAAGCTTCCGCCGGTTAACGAAGCTACAGCGAAGACCTTTCAAGCTCCGGCTCCGTATGGTGGCTGGAATGCGAGGGGGAACATCGCAGCGATGCCAATTACCGATGCAATCCAGATGGATAATGTTGTCCCGGGGACTGTTGATGTAGCGCTGAGAAAGGGTAGTGCAACTTGGTCGACAGGCTTCGTGGCAAATATCCGGAGCTTTCTTCCCTACGCCAGTGGATCGGCGAGCAAACTCTTTGCCTCGACAGCAGCGGGGATTTACGATGTCACGGCTGGCGGAGCGATAGGCGCGGCAGTCGCCACTTGCACGAACGGGAATTGGATCACCTGTAACTTCACCAACTCCGGTGGCAGCTGGATGACTTGCGTGAACGGGGTGGATAATCTTAAGCTCTATGACGGAACCACCTGGACGACTGTTACTGGAGTCAGCGCGCCAGCCATCACTGGACTCGCCACGACAAGTCTCTCTTCTGTGCAGATGCACAAATTTCGCCAGTGGTTTATCGAAAAGAACTCGATGAATCTTTGGTATCTGGCAACGAATGCGGTTAGCGGGGCATTGACCCAGTTCCCTGTCGGGCCTCTCTTTAAGCATGGTGGTAGTCTTGTCGCAATGGGCACCTGGACCATTGATGCAGGCTCCGGCCCAGATGACTATTTCGTCTTCGTCACGACGAAGGGGGAGCTGGCAATGTATAAGGGAACAGACCCTTCCAGCTCTACAACATGGGCACTGGTGGGGGTGTTTGATGTAGCACCCCCACTGGGAGCCAAGCCCTTTTGTGATATTAATGGGGATTTGCTCTATCTTTGCCAGCAGGGATTGTTCCCACTTTCGAGGTTACTGCAGTCGGCTATTCTGGATAGGACGACTGCTGTCAGCTATAAGATCGACGGAGCTTTCCTAGACTCAGCGTTTAACTACAAAAACAACTTCGGCTGGCAGGTGACACTTTTCAAGCCGGGGAATCTGCTTTTGGTGAATATTCCAGTGTCGAGTGACACGGTTAGTTACCAGTATGTCATGAGTATAACTAGCAAATCCTGGTGTAGGTTTCTCTCTTGGGATGCTAGTTGTTGGTGTGTGTTCAATGACGAGCTTTACTACGCAGGTGGCACTACGCTGCGAAAGGCGTGGACGGGGACAGCTGACGTCAGCACTCCGATCACCGGCACGGTTGCCCAAGCGTATCACAACATGGGAGTCAATGGCCAGAAGCAAGTTTCCCTCGTCCGCCCAAACATCTCTATCGCAAATTCCGCAACTGTGCGGCTGCGCCTTGATGCAGATTTCAAAGCCTTTGGCGGATCATCTTCTCTGACTTACAGCGCCTTTACTGGCGGAAGCCTCTGGGGGACCGCTCTTTGGGGGACAGGCATATGGGATGCCGGAGCATCGCCTGCCGAGTCAAAGTGGTTGACAGTTCCAAACGATCTTGGTTATTTGCACTCAATGGTTATGGAAATCACGACAAGTGTTGCGAGCTTTGTCTGGACTTCTACGAATTTTGCAGTAAAGCCTGCGGGGATTCTGTGAAGCATGTAGTGACAGGTTGGGATCATATTTTCGGTCCCTGGTTTGCGGAGAAGACGAGTAGTAAGTGGGTTGATGGGCGCGGCAGCACGATTGGACTGCTCCATGAAACTAAAGGCCCAATAGCTGCTTGTTTTTACGCAGATTGCAATGGTGCTTCGGTCATGATGCACTGTGCTGGTGAAGGCAAAGATTGGTTGAATAGGGAATTTCTCTGGTTTGCATTTTACTACCCGTTTGAGCAGTTAAAGGTTAAAAAAGTAATCTCCCCGGTTGAATCCACAAACCTGCCCTGTGTTAAGTTTATCGAGCATTTAGGTTTCAGTCTTGAGGCGACCCTCAAAGATAGCTGCCCGCAAGGGAATCTTCTTCTCTACACGCTGACAAGAGAAGATTGTAAATGGCTATCATTGAAGGAAAAGTCTCTTGAGCAAACCCTCCCCGCCCGCGCCACCTGATTATAGAGGCGCTGCTATTGAGCAAGGCCGCGCGAATGTTAATTCAGCCGTTGCCACGAACTATCTCAATCAGGCGAATCAAGTCGGGCCAAATGGCACGCTGACCTACACCTATGGGAATAACATGACCCTGCCCGATGGGTCGGTTGTTCCTCAAGCTACTGCAACAACAACTTTAAGCCCAGATCAGCAGACTCTCTATGACCAGAATATAGACATATCGAGAAACCTGAATGAAACTGCGCGAGCAGGGATCGGGTATGTTCAGCAGGCTTTCGCGAATCCACTGGATACCCGACGGTATATGCCGAGCACTTTGGCAGCCCCGGAAGCTTTGGATGGGACAATTGCCAAGACAAGTTTAAGCCAGGTCGGGGGGCCTGGACAGGTTAAGCTACAAGACCAGTATGACTTTTCCAAGGTCACTGCCGCGCCGTCTGTCAATGATTATGTCGGTGCGAGGGACCAGATCACCAATGCCATGCTGGAGCGCCTGCGGCCACAGATGGAGAGGGATCAACAGCTTCTCGAAACTCGCAATTCCAACCAAGGGATTTTCCGTGGGAGTGAGGCGAATAACTGGGATCAGCAAAACCTCGACAAGAGCCAGAATGATCTGAAGATAGCGGCGTTGTTGGCGGGGAACCAGCAGCAACAGGCGGACTTTGCCAATACATTGGCAGTGCATAATGCTGATGTTGGGCAAGCGATTGCCTCAGGGAACTTCACGAACCAGGCGAGGAATGATGCCTTTGGGCAGGCTGCGACCAGTGCCCAGATTACCAATCAGGCTCAAGCGAATCAGGCAGCTCAAGCTCAGGCCGACGAAGAGGCGAGGAATAGAGCCGCCGCGCAGACCTTCAACCAAGGTCTTGCCGCAGCACAGTTCAACAACCAAGCTCAGCAGCAGGCTCTGCAGATGGAAGCTTACGGGCGGAACGATCCACTGAATACCTTGAATGCGTTGAGGACTGGTAATCAGGCAACGATCCCGACGTTCGGCAATGCAACAGCTGGAAGCACCATTCAAGCCGCTCCGTTGTATCAGGCCACGAATGACCAATATAATGCTCAGATGGCTCAGTATCAAGCACAAATGGCTGCGCAGGGCGGGTTCCTTGGAGGCTTGGGTTCGATTGGGGGAAGCTTAGCCAGCACGATTCATTGGTCTGACAGAAGGCTGAAAGAAGGGGTGGAGGTGATCGGTCGCGCGGCGAATAATCTCCAGCTTTATGTCTTTAATTATATCTGGGATAAAACGCGGAGAATCGGTCACATGGCAGATGAGGTCGAGAAGCTCTTCCCCGAAGCTGTGATTACGCTTCCGAGTGGGTATAAGGCTGTTGACTACGGGAAGGTAAACTGAAATGGCAGCTTCTGTCAACCAAGCAAAGATCGTTATCCCGACTGGATTTGAGAGCCAGCAAAGACAACTGGAAAGAAAGCAGGCGATCGCGCAAGCATTGCTGGAGAAGGGGCTTGCCGGGCCTGGAAATAATGCAACGAGCTGGGTGCAGCCACTGGCGAGTGTTGTTCAGGCATTGGCTGGGCGGCATTTGCAGGATCGGACGGACAAGCAGCAGGGGATGCTGGACACGCAGATTAAAGACCAATATACGGGCAAAGTTGGGGAATTTAATACAAAGGTTTTGCAAGCTGGAGATGACATTAATGCTCTTTTCAGCTTAGCTATGGAAGCCCAAAAAGACCCAATGCTGGCAGACCTTGCCAAGCCGATTATGGAAAGGGCTATTGCTGCACAGAAGGGTGGGGATTCTCCGACTGATTGGGGGCCGTATCGTGTAACGAACAGGGAGGCTATGACACTAGGCCAGAAGCCTAACGATCCAAATAGCCATATGCTGAGAACTCCTTCAGGAGATGCGGTGATTAATCAGGCGGAACTCACGAGGGCTTTGCTGGCGCAGAATATGGTGCCGAGTGGCGCGCCGCAGATGACAATGCAAGACCCTCTGGGGAGTCCAGAAGGTAGACTTTCCGCTTTGAGGGCTTCTCAAGATGCTGGGGGCGCGCCGATACCGCCTCCGCCGAATATGACTGGAGCAGAGCTTCCGGCCCTGCCGCCGAGTCCTCCACAAAACTTCACTCCCCCACGTGGGCAGATTCAAGACCATCGCGTTGATCCTGTAACTGGCAAGCACATTTATCAGATCAATGGCCAGTGGTATGACAATCCGGAGGGCCGTTAGATGCCGCCTGTTGATCCTTCAATTATTAAGCGTTCAGTCCCTGCTGGGGGACAGCAAGCTCCTATTGTCTGGACTAATCCCCGGCAAGAGCGGGCGACTGAGCAGAGTATTGCCAATGGGCAGAATACCATTGCTGTAGAGGCTGAAAGACTGCGGCTGGCTCAGCAGGCTAATGAAAGAGAGGCGCGGAGGCAGGAACAGCAACAGCATGATCGCGAACTCTCCGGAGGTTTTGAGTCTAAGTCAGAGCAGGACCGGGCGGCTTTCCATGCGAGTAATATTCTCCGGAAGTCTTTAATCATCAGGAATACTCTTGCGCGCCATCCAGATGCAATTGGGCCTGGACTTGCGGAAGCTGTCGCAGGAACTGTTGGCGAAGCCCCTCGGAGACTGGTTACAAAAGACACCGGCCGTCAGTCTTTGGTCAATGCTTATAGAAGCATCGTGGAATCTTTGATTTATCTGGATACAGGAGCCGCTGCTTCAGAGGAGCAGATTAGAAATTTGACTGGAGAGATTGTTCCTGCCTATGGTGATGATCAAGATGCACTGATTAACAAAGCACTGAGTCTGCAAGGCAGATTGGACGATGCAAAGATGTGGTCTGGCCCAGCTGGACAGCGAGTTGGTGTGCCGTTGGCCCCTGCAATCAAGGACAATCTGACACAGAATCTGGACGTTCGGACAATCTACGCTCTTCCTCCGACGATTAATCTCGATGACTATAACGGGAAGACTCCGGAGCAGAAGCAGCTTTCAACAGAAACAAAGCAAATTCCGATTCCGCCTGAGATGCAGAAGGATTATCGGGAGGCGATTGCTGCCAAAGGAGGTTTGCAGAACTTCACCCCAGAGGAGTATGCCGATCTTCGCACGAGGTTGGATCAGAAGTATTTCGTCAATGCTGAGGCTATGAGCCCGGAGACTGCGAAAGAGTTTCTCGAAAGCAGGAAGAGTATTCCTAATGCTGACCCAGGGAATATTCCACCGATAGAGGCTCCGCTGTCGAAGGGGGTGTTGAATGGTGGGGATTTCACAACTGGGGGGTTGATCGGGGATAAAGGCGCGGCGGTTATTTCTTCCAGTGGGCCAGGAGTGGCTGGGATGAATGCCGCCAATGCTGGGTTGCTAGGCTTTCCAGAAAAGTTTAACAAAGAAGCCTTTGATATGACCAGGGAGGTGCACCCTAACTGGGCGGTTGCCGGGGATATGGCCGGGGCGGTTATGCCTATCACAGCGGCGGAGAGCGGCGCGGGGGCGCTTGCTAGGAAGCTTGGTGGCGCGGCGGGGATGGGAACGGAGTTGGCGGCAAACGCCGGTTATGGTGCCGTTAGAGGGGCAAATAGTGCCGAAGACGGGCAAGCTCTTACACAAGCGGGCATAGGGGCTCTAACCGGGGGAGCGGGTGCCCTAGGCGGGCGGTTCCTTACCAAAGGCTCTGGCGGATTTGTCTCTCCACAAACCCAAGCAGCTTTAGATCAACTCCGGGAAATTGGGGCTGATCCCACAACTCTTCAAAGAGCCGGGCTTGGAAAGTTTGAAGAGACTTTCCGCTCACTGCCATTTGTCCGGGGAGCTTTGGACAAGGCTGAGCATTCAGTTATCCGGGGGAACACCGAGCAAGCTTTGCGGCATCTGGATGGGGTGAGTGAGATACTGGCCAAGAATACTCCGGAGGGAGTAGGGCCAGCTCCGGAGCTGCCGACGACATTACCAAAGCACCTGGAGACAGGATTTGAGACTAATACTCTGTTGAAGGATACTTTCAGTGGAGAAGGTGGGGCTTATGACTCTCTCTGGAAAAGGGTAGGCGGAGCGCCAACGAAGGGATTTGCCGAAGGGATTTCAGCATTAAAACTTGAAGCTTCTATATCTCCTGGAATTGCCAAAGCCTTCCGCGAAGACCTTCAGCCTTTGGTGGTTGGTCTGCTGAATAAAACCGGCACTTACGATGGGACTACTGTCCAAGACACCCTTCTCCAGCTCGGAAAGCTGAAGAGGGACTATCTCGCTATGGCAGATGCCGCAACTAACGGTAAGCCTTCGGATAATCGGGCAATCGCCGCGATGGCGGATAAGCTTTCTAAGCAGATCAAGTCAATGGTTAGCGAGAATCAACCAGACCTTGGCACGGCCCTGACAAAGATTGATACTGGGTATCGGCAGATGAAAACTGTCTTTGATGCAAGTGTGCGGGGGAGAGCAACTGAAGGCGTGCCTTCTCTTGGGCAGACATTATCGTCTGTTGTAAAGAAAGATGGCAGTGTTGACCACGATGCTGTGGCGACAAATCAGGCATTTGGGCAGAAGCCCATCACCGCTGCCACAAGAGTCATGGGGTCGAAGTCTGTTCCAGAGACAGTGAGCCCTTGGCAGACTGGAACAGCTTTGGGGATTGGCGGGATTAGTGCTGTTAAAGCTCCTGCTGTGCTGCCAATTGCGGCGGCGCTAGGGACAGCTCTTTATACCCCAGGGGTTAAGCGGATTACTCAAGCCTTGCTTTCGCATGATGTGCCGGAAGCTGTTATGAAGCATATCCCACCACAAGTGCAGAAGGTTGTCAGTAGTCTCCTCGCTGATCCGAAAACTCAGGCCGCCATCTCCGACTATGTGCGGCAAAAGCTCGAAGGACAATAGACAATGCCTTTTGATGGTTCAGGTAACTTCACCCCAAGTGCCGCTCCGAACTTTCCTGCTGTTGGTGGGACGGTTATCAGTCCGACTTATTACAACACAGTCATTAATGATATTGCGACCGGGTTAAGTAACTGCTTGACCAGAGACGGCCAGGGTAAGCCCTCCTCTGCTATTGACTGGAATGCCAAGAATCTCACTAATGTTGGGGCATTATCGGCAAGCTCTCTGACACTAAGTTCTGCGCTGGGCGTGGCCTATGGAGGCCTTGGAGGAGTAACTGTTCCCACTAATGGCTATGTGCCAATAGGAAGTGGAGGAGTCTACACTCCAGCGGCTATTACTGGCAGTGGGGGCATTACGATCACCCTCGGGGCAGGGACTATTGATGTTTCTTCAAGTGGGTTGCTGCCAAAAGCTGGCGGAACTATGACGGGGAAATTGAATGCTTTAGCTTCAGCAGCAGTAGCTGGTGCAGGCTTTAACCTCGGCAGTGGCGTCGCGCCGAATAGCCCTACTGATGGGGATATGTGGATCACAACAACTGGCCTTTACGCAAGGGTAAATGGGACAACTCAGGGACCCTTTTTTAACAGCACTGGGTTTACTTTGACAGGCCAGGCAGTTTTTGCTGCTAACTCCACAAGCCTTGTGCCGATTAAAATGCAGTCAGGCAGTCTCGCAACCACTCCTGTTAGTGGAGGGCTGGAATACAATGGCCGAGTATTTACAAAGAGCTTCTCTACTACAGATAGACTGCTTGATGAAACAGCTATGTGTTTTACCCAATCTGGCATACCGGCTGTTAGTGGGGGAAAGGTCTTTTCGAGTCTGGCGAATGGTGCAATAACACTGCCTGTAGGGAACTATATTCTCGAATGTGGATTTAGCTTCGTAGGACTGTCCGGGGGGAACACTTTAACAATAAACTTCGACGGGACTGCAGTCGGAAATGTCAATGGAAATTATTATCTCTCAAAAGGCAGTGCTGTAGAGGTTGGGGTATTTAATGGAGCTAGTATTGCCGGCTCAGCTACAGCTACCACCGCAGGAACTGCTGGCACAACAGGCTCTTTTAGCTGTAGATTGTATCTTGTAGTTACAACAGCCGGAACACTGATTCCTAAAGTCTCTGTTAGTGGAGGTGGTCTTGCTTCTAATTATGGCAGTTTCATGTTTGTAGTCCCCTTAACTTCTGGAGCCGGGGACGCGAATTTTGGTAATTGGTCCTAGGGGGTAGTAATGGCAACAAATGAACAAATTTTAACAGAACTTCGAGCCGTTCATTCTGAGCTAATTGACCATAAGAAGTCGACAGAGCCCTTGATCCAAATAGCTCCAGATTTGAAATCTATGGCTGAGCTTTACCACGCTGGAAAGGTTGGAGGCTCTGCTGTGAAGTGGGTGGTTACACTAGGAACAGGGATTATCGCTCTGATTGCTTTGGTAAAGGTGGCCTTGGGGGGAATAGTTCACTGGGTGAGTCCATAGGAGGTTGGCTAATGGCAGATAGATCGCTGAATGATTTGTCCCCGAAGGCTGCCGAAGCCGCACGCGCGGCCCTTTCGGAGTGTGGGCTGAAAGGGTTGACTGTTCTTATCACCTGCACGTATCGGAGTGGAGCAGAGCAAGATGCGCTATATGCGCAAGGACGGACAAAGCCTGGCGCGAAGGTGACGAATGCGAAGGCTGGGCAGAGCTTCCACCAATATCGTTGTGCGCTCGACCTTGTGCCGATTGTGAATGGAAAGCCGGAGTGGACTGGGCGCGATCCTGCTTGGCATAAGATTGCAGAGATTTTCAAAAGTCACGGTTTTGAATGGGGATATGACTGGCCCCGGTTCAAAGAAATGCCCCACTTTCAGATGACAGGGGGGCATCCACTAAGCTACTTCCAGAATGGGGGAGAGCTTTAATGTTGATGGAAGGACTTGAAATGTTATCAGGTAAGAAGACTTATATCATCGCGTTTGTTGGCGCGGCGGTTTCTCTGGCCCAGGCCTATGGAGTGGAGATTCCCCCGGTGGTTCTGCAGGTTCTTGGTTTCATTGGAGTGGCGACTCTCCGCTCTGGTATCGCAAAGGTTTGATGAAATGCCACAGGCTTTGAAAGATGTAGTCCTCAAGCACGAGCGGGAGATTGCCGCTTTGAAAGCCCAAGTGGCACAGATACTTGCGACACCGACAGCTGCGGCATTGACGATGGATCAAGTCAATGCCGCAGCTAAGTCGGCGCTGGAAAGGATCACGGCAATTGAGGCTGCGATGGTTGTGCCTGATGCTTAATGGGTGAAAATGGGAATTTTTTAGATTTTGAAATTATGCCTATTCACTCTTCCCCGGACTGTCAGTCCCTGGAAACAACCACATTTCATTCGTGCCGACTTTCTGCTTGAGGATTAGGTAGCCACTGCGCACAGCGCCGGTTATGATGGCTTCAAAGTCCTGGATTTTCGGAAAGTGTGCATGGACAAAGCGATAGGCTTCGTTATAGGGGCAGCCATCGCGTTTCTGGACATAGTATATCAGTCGCTCAGCGTAGAGACTGTCCTCGGATTTACCGATCTTTGAAAAGACGAACTGCATGTCAGGTTCGAGGTCCGTCACCATTTGATTGGCGAGGGCAAGGTGTTCGGCAGTGATGATCATCCGATCGGACTCGGCCGCAGCAAGGATCATAGCGAGTTTGTGGATGTGGGTCTGCTTGCGCGCGAGATAGCCACCGAAGCGATCATCGTCCATATGGACGTGTTTTGCGAGGCTGTGGGTTTCATACCAAGCTTCCCCCCAGGCATCAGCGGATTTATCGAGCTTGTATTCCCCTACGAGAGTGGAGATTGCCGCAAGGTCTTCCGCGAGGCACTGGGCCATGACTTTGAAGTTATGCGGAATGTGCTTGTGGGGATAGGCGACTAGCTTTGATTTCTTCTCTGCATAGACGAAGATGCACCGCGAGGTAAACCCTCCCCCGATCATATATTCCGGGAAATTACCAGCAATCCAACTAGGGGTAGTGCAAGCGATAAGATTGATCCAGGGATTTTCCACCACGTCGCAGCCACTGCCTTTAGTTGTTTTCGTGAACGCGCCCTGCTTTCCGTCCCAAAGTGATACAAGTAGATCGACCATCTGCGTGTCTCTAGGGTCCAGCAAGTTCCCGAACTCAGAACTTTCAATCGTGAGCGCTGACATCGCATGAAATTCTCCTTCGTAGTCGAATGTCATTGTGGCTTCAGCAAAGCCGGTGACTAGGGCTTGCCAGGTTACAACATCTGGTCCGAATTTGATGTCGGGGACTTTGCGGAGTAAGGACATTCCGATGGAAGCCGTTGTTGATTTAGATACAACTCCAGGAGGCGCGACCAAGATAATGTAAAAATTGGGAAACCACTTAAAGTGTGCCATGTCAATCCAGACACGTCGACGGAGGGCTCCGGCTATTGTTGAGACACTGGTCCAGAAATGCATATGACGAGGAGCCTCACTGGCCTCTGAATATTCTAGAAAAGCTTTTATCCAATTACTATAGTGGCGTTTTCGCATTTCGCACCTTATAGGCTGCCGCAGAAACTGCGCTAAGGGATACATTGAAGAGTTTAGCTAGTTCTTTATAGGGAACGCCCTCTTCTCGCAGTTTCATTAGCAAAGCATAATCTATTCTCCTTGGCTTATTGTTAAGTTCTTTGCGAACAAGTTCTGTGTTAAAGGGACTATAATCCCCGTCATTGTCGAGCCTGTCTAGTGACATTCCCAGCTCCCAAGTCTCTAGTAGAGAGTCCTTGAAAGTTTGGTAATCATGCCAACCTTCCCAGACTTTAATACCTCGCCCGCCATAGCGATGATAAGAGTGGTAAGTAGGATCATAGCAACGTCTGTGCATGTTGCGGAAGAGGTCATAAAATCTGTTTTGCTTACTTCTCATTGACAATCTCCCCAGCTCTTCTCACTTGTTTTCACACCTACTGGAATAATCAACGGATCGGCATAAGGCAGCGGGATAGAGCAATGTCGAGTAATTGCTGCGATACTCTCGTCTCGAAGTGATGTGGGGAAGCTGCCCGCGAGGCTATCGTGAACCTGAAGCAGTACTTTAATGTCTGGTTCGGAAGTATAGATAGCCTGATACCCTCGATTGATGAGGCAAGCAACGCTTGACTGTGGTATCCAAGCAATGATTTCATTATCCAGGGTTCCCTCAATTCTATCGAATACGTAAATCCTGTATCCGAACACATTCTGGACATAGCCAACAGATCGGATTTGAGCTTTGACACGTTCCTGCCAATCCTTAATTTCCGGAAACTTTTGAAAATACCATTCCTGGATGCTAGCGACTTTGTCAGCCTCAAGGCCGATGCGTCCAGAGACTCCGCTAGCCGTTCCGAGGTAATTGGTAGCGTGGCATAGGGCTTTGAACATGGAATAGGCTGGGTGGGATTTGGTGATAGAATCATCTTGGTAGTATTCCTTAGCGACTTCGACGTAGGGTTTTTTACCTTCAGCGAACCATTGCTTCATGGCTGAGCAGTTGGACTCCCAGGTGACAATTCGGAGGTCTGCGCTGTCGAGGTCAATGTCAAAGAAGGTTTGGTCAGGGTCGGCTAAAAAGAGCTTGCGAACATTTGGGAGGTCTTCTTCCTCTTCACCAGTGGGAACATTTTGCAAATTCATTCCAGAGCCAAAAGCATCTTCTGAACTGGCGAAGCGATAGGTGTCTGTCCCAGAGATTTTATACTGACAGCGCATTCTACCATCAGTATCTACTGGAGCGTCTATAAAAGTAGACTTGAAGACTCCAAGCGATCTTCGGTTTGCTATTGCTTTAGTAACTGGTATAAGTAAAGGTTCTCTGGCGGCTACTAAAGTCAGGGCTGCGTCATCACAAGTAACGCCGCCGGTTTTACTTTTTTTATTCCTAATTGGCTTTTGCGCTAACTCTCTGTAGAAGAAATCAGCCATCTGTTTGGGGGAATTTACATTTATCGGATGCCCAATAACATCAGTAAGGTAGTCATCCTTTATCTTAATTAACCCGGCAAGTTCCTCTGAGAAAGCTGCTTTAGCCTCATGGTTAGTCCGAAGACCGTCGATCATGGACTGGAGGACAGGCCAGAAGAGTGATTGTTGAAAGTCGTGGACGGCGCGGAGTTCGGGCCAGTCACCTGCAGTGAACTCGTCGATCGTGCGTTGCTGCTCCGTGTCGATTTCATAGGTCCGAACGCAGTCTAGGCAGTTGTAGTTCCAAAGCTGGCGCTCTCCGAGCTTAGGGTCCCAGTTTTTGGACTCGTCCTTCCAATAGACATGATGGCCGCAGTAGAGGGAGGAGAGATAGTCCAGACCTTTGGGCATGTTTGAAAACATGGAGTGCTGAGCCAGCATAGTGTCGCGTTTGAAGTTGGGAATGAAGTGCAGATGGCGGTAGAAGTATTGAGCATCATAGATGAAGTTCTGCCCGATGATCTCAGCGTTTGGATGGGTTAGGAGTTTGTAAAGCTGATAGGTGAGAAAGGCTTCTTCCTCTTCGAGCCAGTAGGAAGTTTGCGAAGGCTCAAAAGCTTGCTTTAGCTGAGGAAGGCATATCGCCTCGTGGTTAGACCAGGCGATGCCAGTGCAGGCAAGATGGCCCGATCGTGTTTCCACGTCCACTGAGAGCTTGGTTGGACCGCTCGCAACTCTATCAAGTAACATGGACAGCGCCGAAGCCGCTTGCGTGAATGAGGGCTGAATGATAAAGTCATACGCTGGGGGTTCAGGAGGCGTCTCACAGTTTGCCAGTGCAATGGCTTTCCGAAAGTCATGAATAATAGTATTTCGCTCTTTCCAGACTGCTTGGACATAACTCGGATGATAGGTTGGGATGAGATAACATTCATGACCTGACTCCGTGGTGTATCTCAGAAGGGACGATCGCCATGATTTAATACCTGTCTTACCAGTAAGAGCAAACAGAGTAGCTGCACCCAGCCCAAGGATAATACGTGGTTTAACCAATTCAATATCGGCGCGCAGGCTTTCAAGGCCGCGAAGCAGCAAAGGGTCCACAAGCTTGTCATGCAGACTAACGTAGTCAGCAGGAGCATTTCTTTTAAGCGGGTGGATAAGGTTCTCGGCTGATTGTCCACGGAACTGTTCCTTGATTAAGGCAGTGACAAAGCAGGAGAAGCGAACCCCTCCTGCGGCTTCAAACATCTTGTCAAATTCTCGATCCTGGAGGATAGTGTTGGCTTGAAGATCGCGGTAGGATACTTGATCGGTTACGATCATTAGGCGAGCGTTCGCCGGGCCATAGGGCTGGATCATTATTCTTTCCCCTCAAAGATCATGCCGATGACGCTGAATAGCAGTAGCCAAAGCCAGAAAGACATTGGGCTAAACCATCACAGGTTCATCGTCGAGGGCGTTGAGGCGCTTGACACTGATCCCGTAGTATTCAGGGTTCAGCTCCAATCCTGTCGCGTAAACCTTGCATTCATGAGCTGCCGGGAAGATCGTCCCACTACCAGCAAAAGCGTCAAGAACGGTATCACCGGGCTGAGAGGAACGCCGGAGGAGGTTAACAAAGAGTTCGACTGGCTTGTTAGCCCCATGGCCCAGGTTTTCTTCGAGTTTACAGGGGATGACATCGGGGAAGATTCCTGTGACAGGCTTTTGGCCTTTGTTTGCGAAGAGGATTAGCTCATAACAGCGGCGAGGACCGTGTTCGGGGAGAGGAACTCTGCCGGAGTTGAGCTTGTATTGGATCAGGGGAGTGCGGAAGACATACCAACCAGCAGACTCCATGAGGTGCTTGAGTTCGTGGAAGTTGTCGAGGTCGCAGAAGATGTAAGCATGGGCCTGAGGCTTTGCGACTTTGAAGGCTTGCGGCGCGAAGGCGGTCATGAGCTTGCGCCAAGAGGATGGGGTGTCGGAATACTGATGATCCGTCCCACCTAGTCTCCCTGACCCATCGCCGAACTTCTCAGCACCCATACCGTAAGGAGGGTCAGTGAGAATAACATCAAAAGTGTTGGCAGGGCAGGTGGATAGCCAGTCAAGACAGTCTGAATTGTGAAGTTGATGAACTGAACTATTGTAAGAAAGGCCAACAGTTTCAGCCAGCGCGACGGACTTCTTCCGTTCTTCCTCTCGCTTGAGGGCTTTGAAGGCTTCCTGGACATTTTTTGCTCCTGCGATGACTGGGTTGGAGAGGTGATCCGCGAGGATTAGAGTTTGCCGACCTTCGGTATAGTTGGCAGGACCGGCTTCAGCGAGGGTGGCTGAAATTGGGTGAGCTTGGCCGATTATGGCAGCTTGGCTTTCGCGTAGGCGATGAAGACGGCCAAGGGCTTCGGAGCGCTCTTGCCAGGTGAGGTCACGGCGCTTGAGGTTCTCGTCTAGTTCGGCTTCTTCGGCTTCAATGGGGGAGAGGTCTCCAAGGGATACCGTGGGGACGATTTGAGGGGGGTAGGAGCGCCCATTGTGGCGGATAGGCTCTCCCATGGCCCAAAGGTCTTGCATTGCTCTAAGGCGTCTTTCACCGGCAACGAGACAAGGCCCATTTTCCGTATTCCGAATAACAACCGGGTGCAGTAACCCAAGGTTCAGAATACTATTCGCAAGGTCAGTCAGTGCTTCGGGATCGAAGACTTGACGCTGGCGGTTAGAGGGGATGATTAGGTCGGAGAAGGGGGTTTCGTGGCTTAGCATAATTTGCCTCCTGGCTGTGCGCGGTTAGAGAGTTTGTGATCGGCGCGCTGGGCGTTGTAGCGGACTTTCTCAACGAACGCGCCGCCGAGGTCTAGATCAAGATACCCGGCGAGTTCGAGGACTCTGATGATAACATCAGCAAGTTCAACTTCGACCATCGGGCGGTTGGACAGGTGATCGTCTTGCAAACCTTTCCGAACCCCTTCGGCGGCCTCAGCTATCTCCGTTACAATCAGCATCAGCATAACCATTGGATCACGTTTGATCTTCCGGCCAGTCTTCGGGTCTTTGAACCAACCGGCTTTGACATTATTCTCATAAATGGCTGGCGCGAGAGTGTTCAGCGCCAACTCCGCTAGGTCAAGTGTTGATTTGGCTAACATCCTAATCTCCTGAAGGTAAAAAAACCGGAAGGGGATTTGACTCCCCTTCCGGCTAGTGGGCTGGCTAGTGTGTGTTCAAGTGGGGCCTAGCCAGCCGAAGCGATCTTCTTGATCTCCGGGAAGAGATCGTCGTTGACAGCCCGGTGGCTGACGAGAACCTTCGCCATCCTTCCAGCGATCATCGAGAAGGCAAAGGGCTCTCCTGGCTTGTTCATGTCCAGTGCTTCCCTGATCCTTCCCAGTCCGATGTTCTTCCCCTTGCCCATGTCGAGCTGGCCTGTCTCGGTCAGGTCCAGCATCTGGTCCTGCTTCACCTTGACGGTATCCCGATCGAGAAGCTTCTTGACGTTTTCGTCCTGGATATCCCAGATGATTTCAAGCTTCAAACCGCTGGATGATCCATCCTTCGAGGCCCAGGTCTTCACATCGACCTTATCGGCAAGTGCGAGGTATTCTCCGGCAGGGCAGGGGACAGTCTTGGTGTCAAGCTGGCCTTCGACGGTCTGGTTGAGGAAAGTTGTGGGGTCGAATGTAGTCATGGTTTTGGTGTCTTTCTGATTGATGGTTGAGTAATCTGGGACAAAGGCTGAGATAACCCCCGGTCCCTGCGAGGGCTATGGGAGTTGCGTGTTTTGGCTGTCCGCCACAGTTATAGTTTGTGGAACTTCGTTACGGCTGAGCCACTTTTCAAAGATCTGTTTGAAAGTGGGCTGGATCGTGGCAGAGATTGGAAGGTTGCGGGTTTTAAGGTCTGCCATCGGACTCGCCGTGTTCCAGGTCCATTTGTCTCCGGATCGTTCAGCAAGGATAGTGTCAGAGAACATCGCAGGGAGCTTTGGTGCGAGCTTCTTTCCAAGAGTGCTGACCATAAGCTTGACCCCTCCTAACACTTCATCCACTTCACGTTCGACATGAGCAAGAAGAACAAAATGACAAGGGCAATTGTCACAAAGCATCCTGACAATCTTCTCCACCTGGTCTTGGGCAATTCCCCAGTCGGATTGATTCCGGACAGCTTTTCCCCCAACCACGAGAGCCATAGCACACTGAGAGATTCCAGTAGCGCCATCAATAACGAGAACTCTGGATTGGTCCCACAAATTGACGGGTCCATAGGTTTCTCCGGTCCTGTCATCGGGGAAGTTGTTCAAAGCCTCCAGGAGGGATACGAATTGATTATGCTTAGACTTGTTCGGATCGGTCATCTTGGCAAGTGCCTCGAGGCCCAGCATGTTGATGTTCTTCGCGTTGAGGATCATTTGGCTGAAATCTGCTGAAGGAGCTGCCACCTTGTGCCAATGGAGGTTCTTTGGGATTGGCTTTCCGGCGTCGGTCCAATATCCCGTAAGGCTTTCCATGCCTGACTCCAGCGCGAGATAGAAGACCTCAATTCCGAGGTCGACCAGTGTTCCGACAGCATAGGTTTTTCCTGTTCCA